TCATAGTTTGACCCCCAACCGGGTTTCAAACGCCTGGATTGCTTCGGAAACAAGGTCCATGCGCCCATCGGGATAAGGCAGGTCAAACTCAAATGACAGGGCTTCGACAAGCGCCTTTCGGTCGATCTGCAGCGGATCGGAACAGATGGCCGTCACGTTGTTGATGTGTGCCCCGATCTTCACTGAGCGGAATCGTTGTTTGAACAGACGCTCAAACTCGCTCGGCTGAAAGAACTTCTGGATCTTTGGCGCGTCGTTCAATTCGGAAACGGCTGTTCCCGGTTCATCTTTCAGTACAAAACGGGCACTGCGGGCCGCTGTCGTTCCTAATCCTATTCCAACCGAACATTCCCGCCAGTTTGGATCCTTGCAGGACCTTGCAGCCGCATAGAGGACAGTTTCAGAAGAAGCGAGCGCCGCGCAAATGGTGACAATGTGGTTTCGATCGCCGGGAAAGGGAACGGAGTTCAAAACACTGGCAAGGAAGATGCTGGAATAAGTTTGACGCTCAGCCACGGCTTTGAGAAACCTGCGGGCGGTACGACGACCGGTCCGGACACCGGGTTTTTGCCCGCCTGACTTATACGGCTCAAAGGTCGTTACCTTCAGCCCGATCTTGCGCAGTATTTTTGCCTCGTCGCCGTGTCCCGCTCCAAAGTCCAGGATACGCGGACCGTACAGGCTCCGCATCCGCTCTGCTTCTCGCCCTGGCGAGAAATCCTTGCACCGTCTGACCCCTAGCGCGAACAGGAAGCCGCTCCCGAGCGTCGTTCTTCTTTGCCGGCTGCGCCGATAGGCATTGGCCCTAAGAATGTCGCGAAAGGCATCCGAAAACTGAAAATCCATGCTCAGCCGGTTAAGCGCGAAAGCGACCAGTTCCGGATCGATCGAGCTGTCCAGAACCACACATGCAATCTCCGCCTCTTGACGTGCCGAGGCGTCCTGAATACGGCCAATGCCGTTGATCACTTCACCTTCAGCCGTGACAATGATGGGCATGTGGAAACCGTAGCTTGCCAGCTGCCGGGCAGCGTTGGCCGCATAGCGCTCGAACTTTTCAAAGTTCAACGCCAGCAACTCCGGTACAGATCGCCGTTCCGTGGTCAGGCACGGATAGCGGTTTTCAGTATCGGGAAGCGCCGCCAGTTGTTTGACCAAGTCATCCGCGGAGATCTGGCTGTGATCGATATCGGTCAGGGCGAAATCATTTGTTGCCCTGTTGAATGTCAGGTTTGCACCAGCCGTGTCGCGGTCGGTTTTTTGTCCAACCACAACAGGAACAAGCCAGCCAAGATCATCAGCGGCCGTTGACCGTTGATGCCCCGACAACAACATGCGCTCGGCAGTCGCATAAAGGGGGAGGAGAAAGCCGAACTTTTGCAGTGAAAGGCGGATAAGTTCCAGGCGATCCGGATCTGTCTCACGCGGATTTCGAATGTCCCCATGAAGGGACGAAGGGGCGACAAGTTCAATCAATTCCGAGCCTCCCCTTGATTTCCGCGATTACGTCATCGCGGGCAAAGCCAACACTTGCATTGAGCTTTCGCTCCCAATCCTCGAAGCGCTGGCGATCAACGAGGAAACTGTGCGGACCAATCCGAATGGTGGCCATCGGGGCGGTTGAACACACGTCATAGTCTTTTGGGGGCTGAGATTTCTTGCCCATCATCTAGACCTTTCAGGGTGCGCTCGCCCGGGCGCTCTGGAAGGGGCTCAACCGGCCTCAAACTGTTCATTGTCCCACACCGTGGGCACTTGACCTCGACCATGCCGCGAATGGCGGCGGGTTCTGATTTCATCAAAAGCTTGCGGCATCTGCCGCACCTGATTTCCTGCATGACAACCGTCTGTCGACTCAGCCACACTGCATTCGCCCGCGCGGGCAGCGGGTGCGGCGGTTATCAAGTGTTACTGTCGGGCGGGTTCAAGTTTGCCGACCGAGGCCCGCCGTCCGGACTTTCGGGTCCGGACCACCCGTGTCTCGCTCATTTCCCCTTCATGGTCTCGACATCCACGTTGATCAGCCAACCACCATCAGGCTCCCAAGTGTGGGTGACACTTGTCGCTTCCCAGCGAGTGCCATCCACATCCGAGCCATATCCGGACGCTTTCACTTCGGCACCCGCAAGGGCGAGCGGATCACCCGGACCTTCAAAGAAACCTGTGCCGGTGAAGCGGTTGAGAGAGCTGGCAAGGGCCGAGGCGATCTGTCCCGCCTCGGTTTCATCGGGCGCAGGATGAAGCCTGCGCCGCGGGCCGCCGCTCTTGCCAATGTTGGCCTTGGCCTGACGCAGGCGACCAGATTTCTGATCAAACCAATCCGCCTCGGCGCTTTCATGGGCGGTGCGTTCCTCGAGATCCGCGTCCCAGGCGTAAATGCGGTTATGGTGCATGTGGATTACGGGAAGGGATTGGCCGGAGGCCGACTTGCCGCCGCCGCGTTCCAGGACAACCAGACGGCCCGCCTGCGGTTTGATGATGCCGCCGATATCGTCGGCAAGGTCTGTCAGGAAATCGAGCGGGCTCTGGTTCCAGCGCAGGCGATACGGGATCTTGATCTTGTCAAGGCCCTCCGGAATGACAGCCGGAACACCAGCCTCCTTTGCAATGTCGCGGATGATGGAACCGGCGGTGCCGAAGCCGCCGTCCTTGTCATAATGTTTCGAGCTGGTCTGTTTCATCTTGTCGATGAAATCAGCAGCCCGGCAAAAAACTTGTAGCTCCTCGCCACTTTCGGGATCGCCGCCAAGAGCATTCCGGCTAACCGAGAAAAGCCCGAAGTCGGCGGGCTTGCTTCCCTTCCAACCAAGAGCCAGCCGGTATTTCGTGCCCTTGGGCGGAAGGTCATAGGGAGGGGCGGCAAAGCGAAGAACCAGTTCGTCGCTCTCGTAACCGGCCTGATCGGTATAGGTCAGCCCGAGAAGACTTTTTCCCCACGCGGGCACAAGGTTGGTGCCGCTCGGGCCCACAACAGAAACAATCGGAGTGCGGGCGGTCATAGCCAAGGCCTCACGATCTGCTCCGCTTCGGCTTCCAGCGGTTCAGGCACGGCGAGAATGGTGCCGAATGTGACAAAGCCGGTCGGTCCAAAGGCGGTGTCAGCAAGTTCGGGATTTGCTTCAAGAAGGCGCTCAACGGCCCTGTTGCCTTCAAAGCCGTAAAGGGCCTTTGCGATCCGATCGAGACGTTCCTCCGGTTCGGTCACCCTGTAGTGTCCAATGATCACAAGGCCCATTATTTGTCCCCCACAAAGACGAGGGAAATCTCGACATTCACCTTGCGGCCAATGCCGGTGAACGGGTGAAAGTGATCCTCGTCGACATGGAGTTCAGTAATCACTACGTCGCCGAGATTGCGCCCGAGATAGTTCCGTTCCAGGCGGATATAGCGCACGGTGTCCTGCCGCTCGTGATGGGCTTGCAAGAGCCCCAGCGCATCGAGACCGCCAAGCAAGTGGGGCACTGTCATGGCCTCAAGATAGACCTCGTGCGGGCCACGTCCGGTTTTCTGGTAGTCCATGCCGGTGAAGGTCGCACGGCCCGGTAAACGGGTTTCGCTAGAACGGGAGACATGTTGCGGATTGAGGCCGATCACCTTCAGCCGGGCCCCACCGATGGAAACAAGCGAACTCATGCCAGGTTCCCGGTTTCATGAAGGGCGCGGGAGCGTGCTCCACGGATCTCCCGGTTCTGCCGCCTGTTCATCAGGCTGGCGGCACGATATGGGTTTGAAACCCCATTAATGGTCTGATTAACCGGACCTGAACTGACCGACGAAACCTTCTGACCTTGTACCGGCGGTCCGGAAGCTGCGGAAAAACTCGGATTGATGGTCGGAGTTGCCGTAAAAGAAAACTTCTGTCTCAGGTCATCGGCAAGAGCACCCGCCTTGGCAGCTTCTGCCTGCAGAGCAGAATTGAACTTCTGGCCCGCATCTGTTCCCGCTGGTCCCATACCTTCAGACAGGGCGCTCAGCTTGTCAGAGCCGAGGGGCTTGATCTTCGGAACCGGTGCCTTGGTCTTTCCATCCAGAGGCATCTTGGATTTGATGAACTCGTCCAGGACCAAGGTTTCGATATCGGTTGTCAGCGGATCTTGCGGAAACGGCGATGCTCCCGCGTTCTTTTTTACCGGCTCATCGCCGAACAGTAATTTTTTGGCAGGCTGTGTCCAGTAGCGATTATAGGTCCGTCCAATGGCTTTCGGAAAAGCGGACCACCCCTCATCGGCGATCTTGTCGGTCGCCCCGCCGATGGAGTTGAGCGCGCCGCTCATCCCCATGGCGTCCAGCAGCTTGCCAATTCCGAATGCCGCATTGGATGCCGAGTTGCTCAGCCGATCGATGCTCGCCTGGGCGTCATTGGTTACGCGAGAAAAACTCTCCTCAGTTGCCCCTGATCCACCTTGCAGGCCGCCCATGAAATAATCGTAGCGGTCCTGATTATCGACCAGAGCCTGCATGCCAAGGCGCGCTTCCTTGTCCCCGATCAGTTTCGGCAGGAGGTGCGGGTTTTTCTTCAGGGCCTTGCGGGTCAATTCAACGGCGGCCATGACCGGGTCTTCACCGCGTTCCTTTGCCCCTTCAACGGTCTTTTGAAGGTTGTAACCGGCCTCCTTGTATTTCTTCTGCGTCTCTTCCTGCCAGATTTTTGAATGAAGGTCGCCGAGCCGGGTTGCTGCTTCGCCGCTGGTACCGGACGTTTCGCGAATGACCTGCAACTGGGTCGCGATTTTCTGCAATCCTTCAAGCCCGGTATAGCCAAGCTGGGATTTGGCGGTCGGAAGGATATTCGGCAGGAAAGCGGCCATGTCCTCGACTTCGAACTTGCCCATGCGCCCGGCTGTGATGATCGTATCGGAGGCCGTCATCATCTGATCCGGACGCAATTCCATTTGATCCTGAGTTGCCTTGAGCGCGGTCGCCATCAAGGTCGATGGCGTTCCTGATCCCGCAGAGGCCTTCAACGTTGAAGGCAGCATCTCCATGGCCTCATCAAGCGTCTCGACCCCGGACGCTATGATATCCTCCAAGCCGGACACTGCACTCTCGATCGGAACACCGAGATCCGTCGCCAAGGCGCGCACCTTTTTGCCCGCCGCTCTGGTCTCGGTCTCGTTTGCTCCCGAACTCATGCCCAAAAGCGTCATGCGGCGATCAGCGCCCGCATAGGTGCCATAGGCGTGTCCTGCGCCAACAACTGCTGCGCCAACTCCGGCCCCAGCCGCAACAGCAGTGCCGCTGGAGAGTGGAACATAGGCCCCGAGAGGCGTGCGGTCATAGACGGCTTCGCCAAAGCGACCCGCCGAACCCCCACGGCCAATGTTAGTGCCGGAATACGGACGATAAGGCCCACCGGCACCAGCGCCCGGTACCGGGCCGCTACCGCGCCGGATCTGTTCAAGTTTCGTGTTGACCGTATCAGCGATGTTTCCAAGGGAGCGCAGCTCGTTTTCGACCTTGTCGGTCTTCAGCTGGTTCAACTCTCGCAGGGCCTTTTTAGGCAAATCCAGTTTGCCCGAAAGATCCGCCGCACTCCTGCCGAGGCTATCCAGTTCACCCTCGGCCCGGTCCAGCTTGACCCGGTTCAACTCCTTGAGTTTCTGGGTTGGCAGAGCAAGCTTGCCGCCGAGCTGGTTTGCCGCGTCCCGCAAGGACTTCAGCTCGCCTTCAGCCTTGTTTGTCGTCTGCCTGTTCAGGAGTTTCAGTTTGTCGGTCGACGCACCAATTGCAGAGCTTGCCTTTTTGGCTCCGGCTGAGACCTGTTCAAGGTCCTTTTCCAGCTTGTCGGCACCAAGGCCGGAAAGGCGCTGCGCGGCTTTGCGCAGGGCCTCGATATCATCCTTGGCCTTTTTGGCGTCGCGCCCCCGATAGTCGAGATCGAGGCGCATTTTGACATCAAGATCGCTCATCAGACCTCACCTTGCGTCCTCACCCAAAGGCCATAGGTTTCCCGGTGAACCGCGTCCGCTTCGCGCCACCACAAAAGCGCCTCGTCCCAATCCATCGACCGGAATTTGGCATGGGAGAAACCGAGGATTGCCATAAGCCGGGCGGCAATCTTCCGCCAATGCTCGGGTCGAGCGATCAGGCGCTTCCCGTCCGGAGTGATCGCGGAAAAAAATCCGCGCAGACTTCCTTCACCTTCTCCAGATCCTCGTCCATGAGACCGCGCAACACGGCCTCCGGATATCCGGTTTGAACCTCATAAACCTTGAAATACGTGAGATCCCCGTCCGCGTTCCGCACAAGGTCTTCAACCTCGCCGCCGGTGAGCTTGCGGACCCAAATGCTGTTCACCTCTTTCCCATCCCGATCAAATGGATGGTCGAGCGGAACTTCCCGGAGCCGGGAACTTTCCGGAGAGCGGAAGTTCAGCTGCTCAGCGGGCGCGGCCTTCTGTGCGGTAGACTTGCTCTTCGGTTCACCGGAAAGCCCCGAATTATCGAGCGCGTCGGTTAGTTCCTCGGGCGGCAGGGTTTCCAGTTCGCCGAGATCAAAGGGTTTGGGGGTGGTGCCGGTCATTGGAGTGTCCGCGTCCTTGGCTCAATCGTGGTTGGTCACTTCAAAGACGGAAAGGTTCTTGAACCTCCCGTCGTTGAATTCGGCGGTAGGGCGAACCCGAACGATCCCGTCAAGCAGGCTTCGATAGATGGTTGCCGGGGTAAGATCCGCCTCGATGACGCCCATGCCGATAACAGCATAAAGACCGCCGCCTTTGACGTGCTGCCAGATCTCGCTTTGATGATTGTCACTCATGCGAGACCTAAGCTGCGATCAGGCGATTATGCTCGGCTGCATAGTCGGTGCCGTTGATGATCAGCGAGTTGGAGAAGAAGTCGAACTCATGAACCCGCTTGCCGTCGACCACGTCACGATACCCAACGATCGTTCCGATCTGATATTCGGTCTGCCCGCCAATGCGGCCACCGACACTCGGCGGGGTAGCATCGGTCAAGAGGCCTTTCAGGGTAACGATGCGTCCCTTGTTGATGTTTTTTTGGATGTCCCGAAGGCGCTCGTAGTAATAGAACGTAGTCCAGTCTCCAGCTTCCCGGCCAAAGAGGGAGCGCACGTCATCATGAGACCCCTTCAAGGTGAAGGACGCCGACAACGCGGCAATCTCTCCAGGGTGCGAGAACGCCATCCAGCCACCGGCCAGTTTGATTTCCTCGTTCGTGCGCGAAAGGTTCGGCAGCTTGACTGTCTCAAGGCGAAGGCGCTGGTTCAACGTGTCGACATACCAGTTCGCGCCATAGATCAGACTATCCATGGAAATGGCTCCTTAGCCTGCGACCCGGATATTCGGATCGCCGAGGGTTTGAAGGGCAGCCGCAATGTTGTCGGCCAGAAGGTCAAACGCCTCCGGCTGCGGCTCGGTGAAGATCTGGAGGTCGGTCAGATCCGGGGTTTCTTCAAAGCGAAGTTTGATCCGCAGCCCGCCATCGCGAAGAACCGTGTTCGGGTTGATCTTGCGGTCCCAGATAACCTCGTAGTCGATGATCGCACCAAATGCCTTGCGTTCATTGCAGGCCTCGGACGCGGCTTGAAACAGAAGGGTTGTCAGATGCGGACCGAGATCTTCAGCATTGTATTTGCGCACGGCGCGCAGGAACGCCTTTTCGATCGAGCGGCGGGTGCGGATGCGTTTGATCGAACGATAGTCGCGAACGGTCGGGTCAGAAGCCGTCGAATAGGGTGCCCATAGAACCTTCTTTTCAATCGCCGTCCCGACACCGGACTGACACAGGAAATTGCTGTCAGACGTTGGATCGCCGTCCCGGTGGCTGACCTTGAGCGTCAACCCTCGAACGCCCTTCAAGGGTTTGTTCCAGGCCGCCTTGAAGGGATTTCCTTCCAAAGCGTCCATGCGCAGGATCGCTGCCGCCCAGGACGTGGAGAACGGCGCGTCCACTTCGCCGCCACCTTTCCAGATCCGAACGCGGGGATAACCCATCATGATATTGAGCGAGGATGCAAAATCGCTGGCAGCTTCCGCTGCATCTTCGCGGTTTGTGTTCGGCGCATCCCCGATCGCCATGCAGTCGATAAACTTGTCGCAGAGCGCATCGGCCACCATCAGGCAGGGATTGGCCGCATCGCCTGGTCGCTGGTGAAAATGCTCCGGTCCGATGATCAAGCCGGGTTCCAGCCCGGTCTCTCCTTTGGCTTCCAGAAGCGCCCAAAGTCCCGTCTTGTCGGCAGCCGACCCGGCGATATGCCCAAGCTGGGTTTCTTCGTCTGGATCTTCTTCAGCGCGGGAAAAGATAATGTCGGTGGTAATGCCTTCAGCTGCGATCTGGTTGATGGCATCTTTGGCGACACCTTCGCCCAGGAGCGCGATTTTCTCGCTGTCATCGGTCGAGAACACAATCGGGCGGTGCTTCTCGATCGAGTTATCGGCATTTGGTGTCGGCAGGCACATCGCCACAAAGGTTTGACGGGCGTCGATCGAGGCAACAGTTGGCGAGAGATCGGAAAAGACCCGCGTCCCGACATTAGGCACCGTGGCAGACATGACAATCTCCGTTTAAAGGCCCGCTTAAACAGGCCTCAATCAGGTTTCCTGAAGTTCGGAGACAAGAATGATGGACAAGGAATGATGGCCGGGGCTGACAGATGTCAGCTCAGGCTTCTGAGCGGTCGCCCGAGATCCAGCCAGTAGTCGACCAGACCGGACGGGTGTCCAACCGGCAATGAGGCGCAGCCCGTGCCTTTGCAACGCATCTGAATTCCGGCTGCGTATTCGGAGCAGATAAACCCGTCCGACCTGAGCTTGAGCCCCAACCCGGCGCGAACCGCGTCGAGGTAGGAATATGGATCATCCAATGTGTCGGCGGCAAACTGTTCTGCCGCCTCGGTCCAATTAAGCCCGGTCGCGATCCAGTCGAAGGGCAGACGGGCCGAGCAGGCCCGCAATCTGACCCCGTCACCTTCACGGGCTTCCAGGACGAAAAGCCGGTGCCACCACCAAAACGCCACCCCGACATGGGTATGACGTCCGCCAGTGACATGCCGGATCAGGCGCGACACCGGCCCGTTGCCCCTAAAAGCGATCAGATCACCGGAGCGGATGTCCTGACGTAGGGCGGTGTAAGAGGAAGCGGGCATTGTTCAGAACAAGGCTGCGAGTTCTGCCACTCCATCAGGAAGCAGCGGCCACTTCTCATCTTCGGCAAAGTCCGGGTCATGAGCCGCAACAAGCTCCTTTCCCCTTTGTCGGGTTGCCGCGATCCACCCCAACCCTGCGAGATATGCGGCTTGTTGTTCGGGCGTCAGAAGTCCTGCCGAGTGAGCGGCGGTCAAATTCATCTGCGTTGATGCGGAAGCAACGGAAGTGATCCGCTGTGCAATCTGCAATTTAACAGCCTCGACAAACTCGACAGCCATCAACGCCTCGCACTTCGCCTGCCAGTCGGCCTCGACATAGGGACCAAGCACATCCTCGTTCCAAACCTTGATGACAGGGCCATCAGGTGACGACTCGATAAAGAAATCTGTCGCAGGGCTTGCGCCGGGAAACTCTGCGAGAACCGCGCCGACAAGGCGATCTTTCCAATTGCTCATGTCAGCGCCCCTTCAAGGAAAGTTGCAGAGTGGAATAGTGTGTAAGGTATTTCGCTATCCCGTTGCTGGTCAGAAAGGCCAAGTCCACCCCTCTTCCTGCCATGAGATATTCCGATTTCACCGGCTCCCTACTGATGTGGTCGCCATATCGAATTAAATCATGTTCGTAGCAAAGTAGTCCGCCGTCCAACCTGAGCCCGTAATGCACGTAATCTGCGGCATTGTTCGTATTAACGTGGAAATTGAAACTTCCCTTTATTTCGTACTCTCCGGCAATACGAACTGTGCCGACGTGCCCCGCCAGTGTAGCAAGTCCCAGATTTACCCCTCCGTCCCCGGTTGTCAGTGGCATTGAGGTCCATGCGGTCGGGCCAGCAGCCCAGGCGCCTGTTCCCGGCCAAGAAAAAGAGACGAGGAGCCGAGGTGGGTGCTCCAGAACCATGATGTAGATGGCCCCGGCAAACTTGGTCAGCCGAAAGGCTTCACCATATCCAACCACGGCAAATTCGGTCGGCATCACGCTGCCACGATAGACGAAGTTTCCACTCGCCGTGAAGAGCCGTGCCGTTGCGCTTTGGCCTGCGAACTTGACTGTGATGGACCAGCCGTCCGGTAGATCGGCAACCGGTGCAATCTTGAAGTCGGCCTGCGTTGAGATATCGGAAGAGAAAGACTTTCCACTGTCCGCCGATCCGATGACTTCACCGCCATAAACAGTGCTATAGGTAGGGATGACCTCGGCTTTGGTTGCCCGCCGTCCTATCTGCTCCAGAACATCAACGAGAGACGCCTGATTATCTCCTACCGCCGAAGCAATCTCGATGATGGTGTCCAGCGCCTCCGGTGCCGTACCACCGCGCAGCTGATCCAATTCGGAGACCAGTTGATTGAACTTGGCCACGAGTTGCACAAGGGCCGAGTGGACGTTGTTTGAGGTCAGTCCTTCGATCTGGCTTTGGGCGATATATTCCGCCTTTGCACCGACAGCCTGAATTTTCCCGGCAATGAATTGAAGGAGCTGGCCTTCATAGCCCCCCGCCACGTTGACATCGTCCAGATCAGCAAAGCGATGGGTGTGGCTCGCAAGACTTTCGACAAGTTCTTGAAGCTGGGCCGTCAGACCCTGGATATCGTCAATCGTGTGCTGGTGTGCGGCGTCGGGCTTTTCACCGAGCGCTGTTGCCAAGCCATCCAGCCCGGCACCGATCTGTTCCAGGGACTCGCCAATACGCGGGAAATCCTCGTTGACCTTGTTGTCCGGATGCGGCTTGGGCAAATTGCCCTTTGCTGTGCGTGCGTCAGTAACCAT